CCAGGGGATGAACCAGTAGAAGAACCAAAGACAAAAATAATTGATCCTGAAGAATGGTGGTCAGATGTTTATGATAATATATTGAATCTATGGCAAAGTAAACATGAACCCAACAGAATTGCAGAGAACGAATAAATGGCTATTCCATCCTCAAGATCGACATTTAAAGAGTTTTGTTTACGTAGACTAGGCAAACCAGTCATTGAGATCAATGTAGATGATGATCAAGTGGAAGATCGTATTGACGAGGCCTTACAGTTTTATTGGGACTATCATTTTGATGGTACTGAGCGTATATTCTATAAACATTCTGTAACTGCATCTGACAAAGCAAATGGTTACGTTACTGTTCCAGACAATATTATTGGAATAGTTAATCTATTTGATGTTGGTGATGCTGTTAACACTAACAATCTATTCAATATAAGATATCAAATTGCATTAAATGATTTATACACATTGACATCACAATCGATGGTACCATATTATATGGCAATGCAACATATCCAAATGTTGGAAGAGATGCTAGTTGGAAAGCAGCCATTAAGATATAACAGACACACAGATAAATTATATATTGATATGGATTGGAATAAGTTTGCCGATGGTGATTATCTTATTGCTGAAGCATATCAAGTACTTGATCCTAGCACATATTCAGACGTATGGAAAAGTAACTGGTTACAAAAATACACTACTGCTTTAATTAAAAGACAGTGGGGATCCAATCTTATTAAGTTTGAAGGTATGCAGCTGCCAGGTGGTGTAACTTTTAATGGTATGAAAATCTATGATGATGCTAATGCAGAAATAGAAAGATACGAACAAGAGGTAATCACAAACTACGGTGGCGTAGTCATGGATATGATAGGATAACAATGTGGCAACAAACTTTTACTTCAACAACTTTACAAACAGCCAAGAACAACATTTAATAGAAGATCTTGTTACTGAATCTATTAAGATCTATGGCCATGATGTATACTATTTGCCAAGAACCCTTGTAGCAAGAGACTCCTTGTATAATCAAGACGATCTTTCTACATTTGATTCAGCTTATCTTGTTGACATGTACATTAAGAATGTTGAAGGCTTTGAAGGAGAAGGTGATCTTTTCCAAAGATTTGGTGTTGAGATAAGAGATCAAATTACCTTTGTTATATCCCAAAGAACCTTTGATTTGGAAATATCCGGAGCTACTTCTTTGATAAGACCAAATGAAGGAGATTTAATATTCCTTCCACTTAACAATAAACCTTTTGAGATAAAGTTTGTTGAGCATGAAGCTGTCTTCTATCAGATGGGTTCGTTACAAACATATGAAATGACGTGCGAGCTGTATGAATATAGCGGAGAAAGATTTAACACAGGTATAACATCTATAGATAATATAGAAAACTTGAATGCTCCATCTACCCAGATATATGTTGAAAATGTCACAGGTAACTACGTAATTGATGAAACAGTTTACGTATCGCTTCCATTAATTGCAGGTGAGCAGGCTACTGCTAGCTTAACTCCATCTGTCTCATCTGGCCAAGTTTCAATTACAATTGCTAATGGAGGAATTGGATATGCATCTAACACATTAATCACAGTTTCTCCTCCTGATACAGAAGAAGCTAATCTCACATTTAATTTTGTTGGCGGTTCATTAAGTAGTGTTGATGTAAATGATGGAGGAGGATTTTTCTCTTCTGCTCCTACAATAACCATTTCTCCCCCTAATGCAAATTCAAATCAAGCAACGGCCAACTCTTATGTTACTGATGGTATAGTAACAGAAATAGAATTATTAGATCAAGGTCAGTTTTATGTTGATCCCCCTGGAGCAACAGTTACAGTAGCGCTACCTCCAGACGGAAACACATCTAATAGAGCTACTGCAACAGCAACAGTTACGGGTGGTAAAGTAACAAGTATATCATTAGTTTCTGGAGGAGATGGGTACTATGAAGGAGCCCCAGACGTTACAATTAGTGCTCCTATTGGAAGTCTTAGTGACTTCCAAGCATCTGCCGCGGCGACATTGACAGATGGTATTGTTACAAGTGTGAGTGTTACCAACAGTGGCCAGTTCTATGATGGTACAGAAGATATTACTATAGATGCTCCTACATCTGCTACAGCAAGAGCAAGAATGGATGTTAACGGTACTGGTGTTGTATCAGGTATAACTATATTGGATGCTGGTAATGGATATAGATTTGCTCCGACACTTACAATTCCTGCTCCAGCTAATAACGTAGTCAAAGCTACTGTGGCCAAGATAACAGCTAACACATCAGAGTCTGGTTCATATACACTTGAGCTCAATAATCTTGCTGCCAATACAAATACTCTTCAGTTTTCAAATAGTCAAATTCTCATCGGAGCAACATCTGGTGCATCAGGTACAATTCTTGACGGTAATCAAACCGAAGAAACTTTTGATGAAGAAGCACAAAACGAATTCTTTGAATCTGAAGGAGATAATATTTTAGACTTTACAGATAGAGATCCATTTAGTGAAGGAGGTACTTTCTAATGTTTGGACATACCTTTTATCACGAAACCATAAGAAAATATATTATTCTGTTTGGAACATTGTTTAATGACATCTATATACAAAGAAATGACAACTCTGGTACAAATATTCAAAATATAAAGATACCAATTTCATATGCTCCTAGAGATAAAATTTTATCTAGATTAGATACTGATCCAGGATTGAACAGACAAGTAGCTGTGACTCTTCCAAGGATGTCTTTTGATATGTCTGCTATGACATATGATCCAGAAAGAAAACTTAACACAATACAAAAGAATATTGCTCTTGTAAAAAGATCTGATGGATTGGAAAACGAACAAGAAAAATCCAATCTGAAGTCTGTATATAATCCTGTCCCATACACAATGAACTTTAGTCTATATGTTTATGTCAAAAACGCAGAAGATGGAACAAAAATTCTTGAACAAATACTACCATTCTTCACACCTGATTGGACTGCAACGGTTAATCTACTTCCAGAAATGGAGATAACACAAGACATTCCAACGGTTTTAAACTCTGTTTCAACTGAAGACATATACGAGGGAGACTTCATTACTAGAAGAGCTCTTATTCATACATTAGAATTCACTATGAAAGGATATGTGTTTGGTCCTGTTTCAAAGAGTGGTGTTATTACATTAGCTAACACAAACTTCTTTATTGATACAGATACAATAGGCTCAAGTAACACCATTGTGGAAACCATAGATACTAGAGCAGGATTATTAGCTAACGGATCTCCAACCTCTAATGCTTCATTGACAATAGGTAGAGATGAAATAGACGCTAATGATAACTTTGGATATATACACTCACTAACGCCCGTGGATGATCAGGATACTTCATAATGAAAGTAGATGCAGATAAGATAAGTGATTCGCTTGGTTTAGATCCTATCAATTTAGATCAAGAAGCAAAACCCGTCACTGAATATAAACCAAAAAAATTAGATGACACAACTGAAGATGATTTTGACTTCGCGCGAGGTAATCTTTTAAATATTATTTTAAAGGGCGGAGAAGCTGTAGATGAAATGCTGGAGTTTGCCAGACAGTCTCAACACCCTAGAAGCTATGAGGTTTTGTCTACTCTGCTTAAAACACTTACAGATGCAAATAAAGACTTGCTAAGTCTATCCAAGACTAGAAAAGAACTAACGAAAACCGATGACCAACCCCAAACAGTGAATCAAAATCTGTTCGTAGGATCTACAGCAGAATTACAAAAATTATTAAAGGGTGCAGATGAGAAATCTTGAAAGTTACTTAGGTAACTCAAATCTCAAAAGAGCTAACGCCAAAGTAGAATACACAAAAGAACAGATCAGCGAATATTTAAAATGTTCAAAAGATCCTGCTTACTTTATGAAAACATATGTCCGTATTGTGAATATTGATAAGGGTCTCGTTCCTTTTGAATTATATCCTTTCCAAGAAGACATAGTAGATCTTGTCACTACAGAAAGATTTGTGATCTGTAAGATGCCAAGACAATCTGGAAAGACCACAACAGTGGCAGCTACATTGTTATGGTATATCCTTTTTAGTGAAAACTATAACATAGCTATTCTTGCAAACAAGATGCAACAAGCAAGAGAAATTTTATCAAGAATTCAACTGGCATATGAACATTTGCCTAAATGGTTACAGCAAGGTGTATTAGAATGGAACAAAGGGAATTTAGAACTAGAGAATGGCTCAAAAATATTGGCTTCTGCCACCAGTTCATCGGCTATTCGTGGTGGATCTTTCAATCTGATTTATCTCGATGAGTTTGCATTTGTTCCTGGTAACATGCAAGAAGAGTTTTTTGCTTCAGTATATCCTACAATATCATCAGGTCAAACATCAAAGGTATTGATCACATCAACACCCAATGGCATGAACATGTTTTATAAAATATGGGTTGATAGTGAAGAGGGAAACAACAACTACAAAAGAATAGATGTTCATTGGTCAGATGTTCCTGGTAGAGATGAAAAATGGAAAGAGGAGACAATAAGAAATACGTCTCCTGATCAGTTTCAGGTTGAGTTTGAATGTGAGTTTATAGGTTCAGCTAATACGTTAATTGATCCAAGTAAGTTAAGAGTTTTAGCTTATAGAAAACCTATAGAATCAAGCAATGGAATAAAATTATATGAGATGCCTGACCCTGAAAAAAGTTATGTAATAACTATTGACACTTCTAGAGGAAAAGGGCTAGATTATTCAGCATTCATTGTGTTCGACGTTTCTCAGGTGCCATACCGCGTTGTATGCGTGTATAAAAGCAATACTATAGACCCTTTAATGTATCCAGAAATAATAGTTAGGACAGCAAAAAAATATAATGACGCTATTCTTCTTATAGAAACAAATGACATTGGTCAACAGGTTGCTGACATTATTCATTGGGATATGGAATATGATGGTTTGCTAACTGTTAATAATTCTGGTAGAGGTGGCCAAACACTTTCTTCAGGTTTTGGAGGAAAGACACAACACTTTGGTATCAGAACAACAAAAATAACTAAAAGAATAGGTTGTGCTTCACTTAAATCTATAGTAGAATTAGATAAGTTATACATAACAGACTTTGATATAATCCAAGAACTTACCAACTTTATTGCTAAAGGTACTTCATATCAAGCTGATGAAGGTCATCACGATGATCTTGTTATGTGTTGTGTAATGTTTGGATGGCTGATTAACCAGGATTATTTCAAAGAGATGACTAATATAAATATAAGGAATGTTTTATACGAAGACAATATTAGATCAATTGAAGATAGTATGTTACCTTTTGGGCTCATTGATGATGGTAGAGATAATTTGTTAGAAGACGAAAATGGATTCCTCGTGGATCCCCATAATAGTATGTCCGATTTTTGATTTATATAAATATATTTACAAAGAGCAT